TCTTAATCTTGTACGCTTTTTGATCGTATCGTCTTTGCCTTGATTTAATCCAGTCCTTTATATTTGTTGAAAATGCAAATGAAAATCTATCCCTTCTTGGATCGGTTGATTTGTCATAAAGGACATTTAATGGTGTTGGTGTTTTTTGCTCCATAAAAAAAGGGGGTTTTACCCCCCATTGAATTATTTATTTTTAAATTTAATTGAACTATTAAAAGCAATTTCTTTAAAAAATCTTAGTTTCATATTGTCATCATCCCATGCCCCCATTATTTCTTCAATTGTTTCGAGAGGCGTTAAGTTTTCTAAATACCAAAGCATGTTTTCTTCAAAAATCTTATCTTTTGCTTCCTTTGCTTTATGTGAAATGGTTATCCTTTGCTTTATTGTTAAATTTGCCATTTTGTTTTTGTTTGTTTGATTAATTAAAAGCAAGATATAAAATAAAAATTTAATAATACTATGATTAAACAAAAAAAGAGGAAAAAATTAATTTTCCCCTTCAAACAGATATTTAGATAGGAGTCTATCTAAAAAAAATATACCACCACAGATATTTAAGTTGCTCAAATATAGTCAATCCATTTGATCTAGCAAATTTTTATATTTATCAATCATTTCTTCAATTTCATTTGTGGTAAATTTTCCCATTATTTGTGATTTTAAAAATAATTCGTTTGATGTGCCTTCTCCAAAGGTTTTATCTAGGTATTTACTAAATAGGTATTGTTGCCCATGTTTAAAGATGTTACAACTAATACACTGTACACCTACATTGAGTATTTCCCACCGGGTTGAATAGTGGCTTCTACTTTGGAAGTGTCCACATTGTAGTTCTTTGTAATGTCGCTCCACCCCACATGTGATACATTTTGCTATGTCATCAATGGCATCTTTTCTTCTTATGTATTGGCTAAATACATTATCTAGTTTTTTGATTAATTTACTCCTAGTTAATTTTTTCATATTAAACGAACCCCTTTAAGGGGGTTCTTATCTAGTTAATGCCCCCCTTACCCCCCAATGGGAGAAATATTTTGCTCGATCCAAGCACTGGTGTTTAGTGTGCAAGTGTAGCCTTGATAGCAATGCAATAATAATGAAAAAATTTTACTTTACAACTTCTTCCACTTCCTCAAGCGAAATTTTGCCTGTGACAAATGCATAAACGGCTGCTGCTGCCACCAATAATCTAATCATTTGCTTGATAAATCTTGGAGCAAAAAAACGATTAATGCCCCCTTCCTTCGCGCGAATATTTTCAAGAATTTCACCCCCAACAGGTACAAATGTTTCTACTAAATTTAAAAATGTCTTTAACATAACTTTATTTTTTAAATACTCTTTTTTCTAAATCTTCTATTCTTTTGTCTGTTTGTAATTCAAACTTTTCAAATTCTCGAATTAAAAAATCTAATTTCTGATTGACAACCCTAGTATCATCTTGTGACACAATAGGCTTTGGCATTGTCTTGGCAATTTCTATTTCAGTCTTTAACATTGCGTATGATAGCGTTAATGAAACCACCATACCAACCGCCATAATTAGGGTTTTAAAATCAACTTGAAAATCCGGTTTTTTGTCTCCGTCCACATCTACATTTAATTGTGTCATTTTTTGTCTTTGTATTTTTGATAACAAATAGCAATAGCTTGATCTTTCTTGTACTCCCCCATTAACTGCGGAATACATCGAATCATAAAATCCTTCTGCTTTTCGTTTTTATTTGGTTTAGGTATTGGCATTAGAATATCTTGTTTTTCCTCTGTGATTTGTTGCCTTTAGTTTTTGGTTTCTATTCTCTTTTTCACTTAAAAAAGAAATATGAATCCAATTTGGTTCTTCATTTGTTCCAAATTCCCAAATCAACTGATCAAAATTAAGATTCTCAGATGCCCAATTAAATAAATCAGCGTTTGATTTACTTCCAAGTGTGTCTAAATCTAAAGCCTGTCCAAATGCGTGTTGGCTTGTTTTAGAGCCTCCTACGGCTTTGTTTAATTCTGCTGATCTGTACATACTATTTACCTTAATAGGATGCCCACACCAGTCCCTAAGTGGCTGAAATAACCTGTCCGCAGTAACTAGCATATTATCATAATGCTCATCTGTTGGTTCATTATTAATTCCCAGTTTAACGGAAGTACTAGAAAAAATTCCTTCTTTGTAACTTAAGTTTTTACTTAGTTTCTTCTTCCTTAATTTCTTCGTATTCTCCTGTTTCAAGGTTGATGTTAATTTTTCCATAGTTTTCTTCAATTGATTCAAAAGTAGTTTCTTGATTTTCAATTATTTCATCTAACAAATTAAGTAATTTGTGCTTTCTAGATTCTAGCGCACCAATATCGTGAGCAAGTCCGTTCTTTTGTTTCTCTTGCTTTTGTAACGTTTCTAGTTCTTGATCTGTAATTTTCATATTTTTTTTCTTCAAAGATAATTAATCTTCTGAATCTACCCAATCACCAACAATTACTAGATTTAAATCCTCTGCAATAATTGTGTACACGTAATTATCATCAGCACCCCACGCATCGTATTGCTCACCACTTATTCCTAAGTTACCATTTGCTACTTGATAGCCTTCTTCTGTTAGCAGTTGCCAATAAAAAGAGGCTGCTTGTCCCAAGGTTACACTTGTCCCTTGTGCTTGTAATTTTACCGCAGTTTTGGTTGTACCATTCTGCCAAACATCTATTGGTTCTATTTGTTTCATATTTACTCTTGTTTAATTAATATGGGTAACCCTTACCCTTCTAATGTTTCAATTCTTAATTTTAAATCTTCTATAATGGTTTGTTGTTCTTGGATTGCAGCCGTTAATAAAGGCACTATCTTGCTTTGATCAATACCTTGATAATTGGGTGTTCCGTCTTCTTTTACTGCATCTTTTTCTCCGCTTATGGCTTCGGGTATTATGTCTTGTACTTGGTGTGCTAAAAAGCCGTCAACCGTTTTATCTGATTCAGATATAAAATTAAACCTACTAGGCTTTAATTTATTAACCCTTGATAAAGCATCCGTAATAGGTGTTACGTTTTCCTTTAATCTGTAATCTGATGAGGTGGCGTAGTTTGTGCTGGTGTTGGTTGTAGAAACTATCCCAACAGTTGAACCCGCGGAATTAAGAAAGCGCAACATATTGCCCGCACCGCTATATGTGCTTTGTAAGCCAATACCTTCTTCACCGTCACCCGCAAACGCAATTTTAAGTCTATAGTTCCCTGCATCACTATTATTTATACGAACATTACCCCCCGATGAGATGGTGAGTTTTGGTGTAGCACTTGCTCCCGTTGCATTTGTTGCAAATACTAAGTCTTGCCCATTACTTCCACTAGTATTTTTAGCAGAAATATAGGAATATCTACCCGTACTAATAATATCATTTGTGTTAGCAGCAAACGCTAATCTAACTTCTGTGTTAATTGAATCTGAATTATTAACTAGAAAAGCAGCAACTTCTGCATTTCCTGCATTTGTTGTTGTATGTATTTGTAACTTAGCACTAGGCGAATCAGTTCCAATTCCCACATTACCCCCTAATGGATTTATTGAAAAATTTCTAGATGCATTTCCATTAAATCTTGTTTGCATCCAAGCATTATACGGTGATGCATTGTTTAATCCAAAAGCAAATTCTAAATCCTCGTTTTTAAATATTTGCCCCGCAGCAGCACCCATTGTAAGCGAAGGAGCAGTTGTGCTTTGTGCAAGTGACGTTAAATTACCCCCCGATGCGATGCGCATAGTTTCTGTTCCAATTTCAGCAGCCGTGTCTCCCGCTCCACCCACAAAAAATGCCAACTCATTACTACCACCTTGTCCTCTAATAACCCCACCCCTTGCATTTTGTCCTAATAACAATGTTGAAACACCATTACCAACTATTTGTAAGGTAGAATCAGTGCTTGCCGATGTTCCTCTTATATGTAGTTTTGCAGTTGGTGAAACTCCAATACCCACATTACCATTCCCTAAAATCGTTAAAGCGTCTGTAGTTGAATTTTCTGTCCCATTATGTACAGATAACTTTATAAAATTACTTGCTTGTGTCGAAGAAACTTTATTTTTTATTTGATTGTATCTACTCGTATTCCCATCCGATCTGCCCATTTTGACATAACCTTCAACATCAATCGTAGACATGACATTAAGGCTTATCGCACTACTATTAATATATTGCCTAATATTCCCACTACCATCTGAAATGATAATATTATTGCTAGATGTTTCTATTGTGCTACCCGTATTAGAACCAATTATTACGTTATTAGAACCCGTTGTTATTGCAGAACCCGAATCCTTACCAATAGCAATATTATTTGCTCCCGTACTGTTTCTTAAAGATAAATATCCTACCGCAGTACTATTACTATTAGCGGTATTTGCTCCCAAGGATAAATATCCAATCGCAGTATTATTTGCTCCCGATACATTTAATATTAACGCACTTTGCCCAATAGATACATTATTACTTGCATAAGTGTTTGCTTGTAGTGATTGAACGCCAATAGCAATATTACTACCCCCCGTAGTGTTACTTGTTAAGGATAAATATCCAACAGAAACATTAGAAAGTCCCTCTGTATTATCTCCCAATGCACTTTTTCCTATTGCAACATTTTGTGTTCCCGTAGTTAAACTAGATAAATTATCTAAACCAAATCCCGTATTGTTTAGTCCCGTAACATTTGCAATATTTCCTCCACCTATGTTATAAGAGACAGTTGAGAATGCGGCAGAATTAGGTTGAGACAATGTAATTTTACCATCTGTTGCAATTTCTAATGCAGACATACCTTTTATGGTATTTGCATTTGTCCAAATAGCTATTTGATTAACAGTAGGTGTTCCCACAACATTTACGTCTCCCGATGAAATTGATCCTATTGCATCTGTAACATATTTAGTTGTGGCAACTTTTGTTGAATCATCACTAGCAGCCTGTGTAGTCGCTACTGATCCATTGGGTAAAGTAACCCCTGCAGTTGGGAAAGATAAAGTAATTGCTTGATTAGATGCGGTTGTTACTATTTCGTTTGCAGTTCCTAAAACTGAAAAATTTTGAGTACTTAAAAGAACCGAACCTGTTGTAGAATTTCCACCCAAAAAGTTTAATGTGTTTGAAAGGCTATCATTTTGCCAAGTTAAAACACCCGATCCATTGGTTTTTAAAACTTGATTAGCTGAACCATCTGAATTTGGGAAACTATAAGCATTATAAAAATTAATACTAGCAGTTGAAAGATACAACTGTGATCCATTTCCACTTCCATCTGTAATTTGTGCAAGTGATGATGTGATAATTCCATTACTTGTGGTTTTTAATAACCCTTGATATGTTGCTGATATTTGCTGATTAAATAAACTAGCCATTCTTTTTTAGTTTTAGTAAAAACCTTTTTAATTTTTTAATGTTTTCTTCCTTCGGTTTGTAATTCACAGAACCCATCCGTTAAAAGTTGCGTCATAACTGGGGTAAATATCATCATTTGTGTTTGTGGTGTATTCGGGAAACTTTGACTGATTAAAACACATATAATCTATAAACCTTCTAGAGTACCACTCAGCGTGTGTTCTTGCTTTTTCCACTAGATAGTCCACTTCTGTTTTACTCACCGTCTCAGCGTTTTCTGAAGTATGTTTAAACACCCCACCGTTCTTTACTTGGTAAGCAGCAAATGGAAGATAATCCACTTGGGCAAACCAAATCAACATTGGTTGAACGTATTCGTTTAATAGAAGTTTATAATCAGCAAAGGGGGCAGTGTCTATGTCTCCATTTCCTATTATAGTTGTGAATTTATCGTACAACTTTGATCCTAGATAATTTTGGATGTTTATCTGTTGGCTGATTTTGATAAATTGTATGAATTTGTCTGTGTCAACATTGCCATCTAAGATAGAATTTCTGACTAAGTCGGTGCGATTTATGAATAATACTGTTGCCATTTTCTATTTCTTTTTAGTTGGATATGCTCCTTCATTTGGCATATTTACCGGTGCTATTGCTGCGTCTTTCCATCCTTTGGGTTTTGGCTTATAGCTTTTTGGAACGCTTTTTACTTTGTTGTAATCCTTTAATTTATCGCTTTTTTCTGTGCCTTTTTTAAGCCTGTATAACTGCTCTTTCCAAGCGTGTCTACAATAGATGCCACCTTTAAATTTAAATAGGCTGTAAGCCTTCCCTTTGTGTCCTAGTTGCTTGTTTACACCTTTATCACTAGCCTTGTCAATGGATTCAATTCTATATATGATTCCTTGCTTAGCTAATCCCATCATATTTTCACAGAATTTTCTAGATTTGTTTCCTGTCTTGTTTGGCTTTCTAGATTTTTTAATATACTTATATCTTACTTTGTATAATCCTTTATCCAAAACACTAAAAACATCTGTTCTTGTGTCTTGAATTTCATCAGCTAATTTTCTAAATAATGATCTTTTGGGTTTAATTAATTTTGATGCCCATTCTTCTATTGGTTCAGTTGCTCCTTCATCCCTTTCATCTACTAGTTCCCACTCATTTGTGATAACTTCACCTTCTAATTCAGCAAGTATTTCATCACCCATTTCATCTGTTAATTCGGGTGTGTCTTCACTTGCTTTTATAGGTACACAATTAGGAACTTTTTTGCCGTTTTTGGTTTTCATTCCTATCATTTCATACCCATCATAACAAGGCTTTTTAAGATCAATAGCTTCATCATGTGATTCACAAGGCATAAACCATTCTTTGTCATCCTCCATGTGTGTATGGTGTCCCTCACAACCCATAATTTCAGCCATTTTTTCAGCTTCTTCTATGGTTTCAAAAGCCACAGTTCCATCAATTTCTTTTAAACTGATTCCCATGTTTTCCTTAATGTACCCACAAATTTTAGGGGCTGCCGTTGCACCGTATTTTGCGGTTTGTTCTTTTATGCACTTATCCCAAGGATATGCTTTTAAAGACATTTGTACACCTGTTTCTTCTTCAACGTCTTCTTGGCTTTGTATTGTTGTGTCAACTTCTGTAAATTCTAACGGTTGCAAGGTGACAAAATAAAGATTTAAAGCAATATTATTATACGCTAGTATTTCATCAAATGCATCAATCATAAGTTCTTGAAATGGACGGATTACAGTGTTGTCCATTAAAAGACTTGCAGTTTTTATTTCTTCAGCATTATTTCCCAGTCCGCTATTATCTTTAATACCTAAAAGCATAGGTGACACAATGCGATGTGATACCATTATTTTTTGTGTAGCTTCAGTAGAAAGGAATTGATAAGTGTTGTGTGCATCACTTAATTGAATTGGTGTCACATCAGCAGCAGATTCTTTATCCGCGTTAAAACTTAGGATAAATTTACCTGCATTACTTGTTCCCGAAAATTTAGATGCTATTTTGCTTTCTAGTAATTGCCGTTCTTCTTGATTTGGAATCCCATTATTCATATTAATGAGCATATTGGGACTAAAACTATTTCGAATGTTGTTTATATGAAAGTTGCTTACTTGCTCTTCAGCCTCACAGTATTGAATCCCTCCGGCATAGTCAACTGGACTATAATAGTAGAACCCTGCTTTGTATGGCTTTATATAAAAAATTTCAATATTATCTTTTGACATTCCAAATGCCGGTATTCTCAAAGGTTCATCTGATGGTTTAATGTTTGCCCAATCTTTAAAATAGTAATAAGCAGGTATATCACCCTTTTCATTTGCCTTTTCTGCCCTTAAAGTCTCAATTGGAAAATGTTCAACTTTAACAATCTTCTTCCTATCCTTAGAATAGATTATTTGTGCTGCACATTGCCCCATTAATTTAAGATCATAACACAATTTTCTTACAACATTCTTCCCAAACATTGAAACCATTTGCGCATATTGATCGGGTTTTCTATTTGCGTTTGTTGCGTTTAATCCCTTACCGTAAATGGCAGAACTTATTCCATTAATAGCTGCATTATTTGTAGGTGATCCCATAAAACGATCAATAAGGAAACCAAAATAGTTATTATCCCTACCGTAATCAACCCAACTTTTATTTTTTACTTCAATTACTTCCGGTGAAGTATATGTGCTTAAATTAATCACACCAATATTTGCTTGTTGTGTCACACCTTTGGGTAAGTTTTTATTGTTTCTTTTCATGTTACTATGTATTCATTATTAAAAGAATCATCCGTTGTAAACTGCCCTTTATTTAATTTGTAATAATCATTATTAACTTGATTAATCGTTTGATCAGTGCAAAATATTCGATCCTTAAAAATTATGTTTGTTCCTACATAAAGCGTCATATCATAAAAATGATTTTCAACTAAAATGGGTGAAAATATATTCTGATAAGTAACATAATTACCCGACACACTTGCACCAGTAATATTATATGTCACAGTCACATTTGTGCTATCGTCTCTTATACTCATTGTAAATGCGGTTAAAGAATAATCCCTTGGTATTACCTTAAATGTTTGTGCAATTGCTGATGTTGTTAGTACAATCATACATATATAACGCAAAAAAAGATAGATTTTGTTTTAAGAACCACACCCAATACAATCAATTTCCGATGAACACGGTTTAGAACCACTTACTTTCATTTTTAAATTATGTATTTTATCTTTTATTTCCATGTCACTAAACATATTACCGGTTAATTGTGATTCTAACGATTGAATTTGATTGTGTATTTCTTGCATCTATGTAAGATTTGAAAGTTAAAAAATGTGAAAATAAGACAAAAAAAAAGCACCCCCCCAAAGAGATGCTTTTACTAGAAGAGAATAATTAATTAAGGTGATACCGCAGCAGTAGGATCAATTTTTGTTCCTTGTGTTGCTCCAGTTATCAATGTTGGTGTAATGAATGTAGCAGGATCAACTTCTTGCCCTACTAATGTCATAGTGAATCCGCTCAAATCGGAAGGTTGTGTGCCTGTGCCTATTGTTCCCCCTGTCATTTCCATTCCATTTTCCAATCCTGCAATGAACATATTACCATAATAATCTTCAACCGAGACACTAGGACGCCCCCAAGCAATCAATTTGATCTGCTCTTGTGTTGGTGCATCTAGATAAGTTAAAGTTAAACTAAGCGTTTGTTCATAAAATGTAGTTCCGGTTTCCCTAGAACTATTTATAGCAGTTTCTAGTGATGATGTGTTTTTAACATCAAATTCATAAACTGTCGGAGTACCTGCTATTGCACTAATTACCCCATCTGTATATGTCAATACACCAAGTGCATCTAAGTCAAAAAAGTAAGCAGCCTTGATTCCTCCGAATCCTGCTTTGCATGGAAGTACTCTTCCTGCGGTTACGTTACAAGCCATATTTTTTTTGTTTTAATAAAAAAGGGGTAGATAGACATTCCCACCTACCCCTTGTTTATGGTTAAAATTTATTATGAATAAAAAACAACGTCAGAACCAATTCCCACGGCTACACCTGCGGTATAACGCATTACAAATCTGCAATTTTGGCTTCCGTCAATTTCGGACATGTCAATTATGCGTAATTCTTGTAAATTATTTAATAAACCAGTTCCAAAAAACAAGTTGCTTCTTGTCGCTGCAATCATTTTATTATTAGAAAGTCCCGGAGAAACAAAAATCTTTACTCCGTTAACAGTCAAACTTCCGTTATTCCACCATTGTGTTCCCATGTTGTTCACACCATTTGCACCTAAACCTGCTGCTGCAAATCCACCCAATGCTTGGACGTAAAACTTTGCAATGCTAGAAGGTACATAAAGAAATAAATCTTCTTTTCCGTAAAGTGCGGCAGGAATGGAATCCACTACCCTAGATAATTGAGCAATTACGTTTGCAGCATCAACACCACCACCAACGGCAGCAACATCTACAACTGTATCATCACCTGCTAGAAGTGTTTCATATCCGTTAAATTCACCAACGTTTGCAGCGAATCCTTGAAACATTGTGGTTTCAGTCTTTTGTGCAACTTCAGCAGCAACATGAGCAATCATAAAATCTGAAAACTTGGGGGGAAGTGTTTGTGCCATTCCATATCCCATAGATTGACTTTCCCAATCACTTACAAAATCCTGCTTACAAAGCTGAAGATTTACTTGAAATTCATCCGGTTGCAAAATCACTTCAGTTAACGTAACTGAAGAATTAGGATTAAAATCACAAGTGGCATCTTGAACCAATGAACCTGTGTCTAATTTTTTGATTACTTCTTTAAAAGAAATATTTGGCTTAACGGTTACACCACCATCATTGATCGTACTTGCTGAAAGCAAAGCAGCAGCGATATATTCACCTGCAAATTCACCTGCATAACTAGTAGTAATATTGGTAGTTGTACCTAATTGTATGTTTTTTAAATTCATTTTTTTTATATTTTTAAATTTTTAATTATGCTTCAGATGCCCAAATACCTACACCACCGATGATGTACCATTCAGTTAAGGCTACTGCCCTTAAAACCACATAATCACCTTTGTTTGCAGTTGCTTTTGTGTTTATAAAATCTTTATCTACTACACCACCGGCGACTGAATCAGCAGCAGCATTGGCAATAGTTCCATGAATTGCATCGGCTGCATTTGGAGACAATGTAATTGTGTTGTTTCCATCTGCACCTGTGTTTCTAAATAGGTATGTTAAACCCAAATCACCTGCTTCAATCTTTGGCAGAGTGGTTATTAGGGCATCTGTTGCTACGTTTTGATCAACACCTGCTGATCCTGCAGGAATAGCTGCTGATCCGGTTACAATTTCTTGTGATGCTTGTACGTATACAATGTCATTTGATGTGTTACTTGTTGTACTCATTTTATGTTATTTATTTTGTTTAAAATTCTATCTAATGAACTTTCTATTCTGTTTGGAGAATAAACAAATTTCATTTCTTTTAATGTCTCCCCTTCCGGGTTATGTTTGATTGCTTCAGCAGCCGGTTCAGATGAAAGTTTTTCAGCACTAAATTCTTCCTTTACTGTTCTGGATTTTAAAGTACTTGAATCATCAGATGCTTCTACTTTGTCAGATTTTAAATCTGCAATTGCATCTTCAAGATTTTGAATTTTAGCCTCCATTTCTTTAAATGAATCTTTGGTAACATAGTTACCTTCATCAGCCATATCTTCAGTCTCTTCTTCAGTCTCTTCTTCTTTTTCCGGAACTTCATCACTAACTTCCCTTACATCGGAAATCATTCCTTCTTCTTCTACAACCAAAAGCCTTGAATCCTCAAGCATATATTCACCAACTGGCAAAGCAACCCTTTCATCATCTGTAACAATGAAAATTTCTTTACCGCTTTCAAATGATTCTGCTTCTACAACAGTCCCATTTTCTAATTTCATCGCCTCAAGTTTTACTTCGATGTTTAGAAGTGTTTTGATTTGATTCACTATATCATTCGATTTCATATTTATATAACGTTTATTGAAATTAATTTTGCATTTTTAACTTTTCTTTTGAATTATGAACCATTCTATTCCGTCACTCCACAACTGAACACCTTCATATTCTTTGTTGATTATATAGGCATCTGTTGAACCATCAATTGTCTGTGAATTAATAGCAGTTAAATTAACCCTTGTATTTGTGGTAAATGTTGTGTCAGAAATAAACCTAATTAACCTGTTTGCGTTTGTTGTTGCATCGGGTAGGTTCATAGTCATGTTCTCAGCACCACCTGCTGCCGTATACGTCAATTTTAAGAGACTTAAACTAGAATAAGCAGCGTCTGACAAGTTAACTGTTTGCCCTGCTGCTACAGTCAATGAAATGGAATTTATGTAATTACTAATTGATCCAATCGTTGATTGTTTTGTGTTGCTGCTTTGAACAACTACCAATAATTCGCCATTTGTTAATGCGGTTGCATTTGGTAATTCACTTATTTTTAAATTTCCCATTATGTGTAAATTGTTGAATAGTCTTCTTGAAGAATTAAATTATCATCTTCTTGTGCTAGGTTCACATAATTACCTGTAACGTTTCCAATGCCTTGATTCATCATAGCACCTTCGCAACAATCCCTTGAGTATGTCGCTTTATCTGCACACAAACAAGCACGAGTATTTGATTTAGGTGATGATCTACTAGGTATTACGCTATCACGATTTATGCCTTGCACTTACTTAGCTAATTTTGATGCGAATTTTATTTCATTTTCTAAACTTTTGGCAGCTAGTTTTCCTTCTTGAAGTAATCCTTCTAATTCTTTCATGCCTTTAATATCTTTAATATCAATGCCTAATTCTCCTGCTGCTTTTGATGCTCTGTTTTTTATATCGTCTACATCACCCTTTATTCCTGTTTTTAAATATTCAACTTCACTTTTTGCAACATCTATTGATCTTTTTAATAAATCTTTTGTATTTTCTATTTCTGAAGTGTATCCTGAAAGTTCCTCTTCAGAATTCATAGCCTCATCAAAATAACCTTCAGCACTTTTTAAATATTTTTGAATATCCGTTATAATGGTTAATTCAACCCTATGATTTGCTAATTCAACTTTATTTTTAGGAAATTTGTCTAGTATGTTTTGTAAATTGTTTTGTATGTTCATTGTTTTTGTGTTTTATTTTAACTTATTCTTTAATTCATTTTTAAACTTTTAAAACTTTTATCTGCTTTTTCAATATAAGAAGTATAATTTTTAATTATCTGTTTAGTGTTTTTACTTAATTTACTATAACCCAAGATATTCTTAGGATCAACTCCTAATTCTTTTGCTGATTTTTCTACTTCATTTAATTTTTTATCTATTTTAGTATTTAAAGATTTAATATTTTGAATTGTAGAATTTGATATTTTTAATCCTTTTGATGCTATATCTGATATATTTTCAGCGTCTTTTCTTATTCCTTCGGCATCATCAATTAATTTTTGAATATCTTCTTTTAATCCTAAATCAACCCTTTCACCTTTGACAATGCTTGTGATTTTACTAAGCAATAATTCTGCTTCTTTTTCTTCTTTACTCATTTTTTGTGCTTCTATTTTATCGGCAAAAAAGCCTTCTATACTAAATCCTTTTACTTTTCCGGTTTTTACATAATCATTCCAAACATCATCATTGTTTACTTTGATCGTTCCCATCCAAGTCCCCACTGGGGCATTCAATCCATACTTCCTTGATTTATCTTGAACTTCATCTTCTACTATCCAACTTTCAACCAATGTCAACCCTTCTAAATTATCAGAATGTTCTAGTGTTGAATTGCCTTGATAGCCATTCATCAAGTACCTTTGTGAGGCTTTTAAAACAGTTTCTTTTGAAAAATAAATATAGTACTCTTCACCTTCTGTTTTTCGGTAAATCGGCTTATTTGGAATTAACAAAGCACCCATTAATATCTTTTTTTCTTTGTCAACTTCTGCAAGTTTTACTTCATCAGATTTTAAAGCAATAAAATCACTTTCAATTGCAGGTGATTCTACTATACTAATTGCTTCAATTCCGCTTTCTTCATTATCATCTAAAAATAATTCGACTATTTTCATAACTATATAACGTTTTTAAATTTTGTTTTTGTGTTTACAGTGTTGCGGATTCTACAATATTCCTATCTAATGCTTGTGCCGTTGTAACATCATTAGCAACCACAAACGCTTTTATAGGTGCTTGGGATGAAACTACATCTGCAATTTGATTTGCTCCACTTGTACCTACTATATTAAATTCGGGTGCTTGTGATTCCATTGTTGCTGATCCGCTTCCTCCTATTCTACTAGGTGAAACTTCAGATGCTATTGATCCACCTTTACCTATTGCAGATAATGCTTTTTTGGATGATGCGATTGTTGCCGCAATTCCTATTGCTGCATTTGCTGTATTAATTGCCACCCAAGGCATTCCAAAAGTAAGTGGAGATGCTGCAGATGCTTTTGCGTTTGCTATTTGAGTACTCATTATAACCTGTCCAATACTTGCTGCTGCATCCGCTACAATTATTCCTTTTTGAAGTTTTAAATTACCTTCAGTTACTCCTTTAAGTACACCCAACCCATTTTGCAAAACACCAAGTTTTGCCATTTCTATTTCTTTTTTTTGAACAAAGGCTGCTAATTCATCATCTTTTCTTTTTTGTAATTCAGCAGCTAATTCTTCTGTATATTCTTTTTCTAAAGTAACAGATTCTTGCCTACTGGTTTGCATAAATTCATCTAAGGCAATTTGTGCATCAACTTTTGCTTGTGTTCCTGTATTAGCCTCATCTACTATTGCTTGTAATCTTTCCGCCTCAACTAGTTTTTCTTCTTCGTTTATTTCTTTTAGTTTTTCAATTCTTTTTATTGCATTTGTTTCTTGCTCTGCATCAAATTTTCTTCTTTCAAAACCTAAATTAGATACAGATTCTGCTTCAGTATTTATTAGTTCTACTCTTTCCCTATCAAGTGCTAAATCATTGGCTAGTTTCTCTGATCTAAAGCCTTCAATAGTGGCTTCTACTGCCATCACTTCATTCTTTGCAGCGATTAATGCGGTTTCATTTTCTAAACTTTTATTTCTATTAAATGCAACTTGGGCTGCCTTTTCTACTGTCTTAGCATTTTCAAGCATTTTTTTATTCTGCTCTTCTAATATTCTTCCTAGTTCTACATTTGCTGCAATTCTATCTGTGATTGAATTTCTTTCTTCATCCCTTATCTGCCTTTGTTGTTCTGCTTGTCTGTCGTACTTTTCAAGTAAACCGGCATTTATTACTTCCGCTTTTTGTGCATCTTTTGCAAGTTGAACATTTGCAACTGCTGCATCTTTTATATCAACCGCATATTCTGCTGCATCTGTGGCAGCCTCTGCAAGACCATCACCTGTTTGTAATATTGCATCACCTAAACCACTAAACCCTTCTTGAGCAGATTCTAACGCACCACTAAAATCACCACCGAATATCTTGCTGAATGCATCACCGAATTTTTCAAAGGCTTGTGTAGCAGTTTTTATAGGTTCGCCAAAATATTTATCGAAGGCATCCCCCAATTTTTGAACACTCTCCTGTCCATTTGTCAACAATCCAAACACATCATTGAAAACCAAAGCTAATCCCTCAAAAGCACCACCTACTGCATCGGCTACCACTTGATTTTGCATGAACAATTCTTTCATGCTTTCTAAAGCAATTAAAAACAATCCTAATCCGGCAGCTTTTATTGAACTACCAATACCTTTAATCCCTTCCCCTGTTGATTTGGAAGTTTCTTCAATGCTTTTTAAACCGGCTGCGGTTTGTTCGTTTCCATCTTCAACTGCTTTGGTTAAATTCTTAATTCCACCAGTTAAATCATCAACGTTTTTTTCCGCTTTTTTGGTTTCTACGTTTAATTCTACGCTTACTTCTTCTGCCATTTCATTTCATTTTTAAAACCTTTCCAAGCACCTTTAAATGTTTTTGGATATAGATATTTACCTTGTGCAATTCTTATGTTCTCGGTTTGTCCATCTGCTATTTCTAGCATTTTTAAAATCATCTTTATCATACTAAATTAATTAGTTCAATACTGCTTTTACCATTTGTTAAATCTGTTGTTATTGTATTAATTCTGTAATTTTCATAGTTAATTTCTATTGTGTCAAATAATTGAAGATTATAAATCAGATTTAAAGGCAAATATGCATTCACTTTAAACATTCTTCTTTTTGTGTTGAATATTTCCGCAATGTAGCTTTCATAATATGTGGCAAATAAAGTACCTGTAAAACTTGTGTCTAGTTGATATTCGTTAATTTCCAAACTAAAGTTAATATTTGATGTATCAGTACCCGAAGAAAGAGCAACACTATTTGATGGAATAATATAATTTATTAGTTCTAAATGTGTTGAAGAAGTGTCCCTAAAAGAAATACTTTTTTCTAAACCTGCCGTTGTTGTTTGTTTAATTGGATAAAATAATAAAGGTTCACCGAAGTATGGTTGTTGATTTTGATCTACAAAATAGCCAAATTGTATAGGTGTTTCTCCTCCACCATTTACATTTACTAACCTTTCATATTGAACGTGTTCAAAAGGAACTTGAACCTTGTAAACTTCATTTGGCGCATCGTATGTTTCAGAATCTAAAGTGTATCTTTCCGTTCCCCATCCAACATTGTTTAACTGATTATACTGTTGTGCTAAAAATGTTCCTAAACCTTCGTATTCAAAATTTACTTGTTTAAAAGGTAGTGCCACATTTACTTGAGTAGAATTAACATCTACAAATTCATCCAAAGAATAAGTGGTAGCACCCGATGTTCCTGCCTCATTCCAAAACCTATCATCATTTTGCCAAAGTAAATTTGTCGTGTTCCAAGTGCTTTCTAATTGGTAATACTCATCTAAAGTTTGAACTATTATAATCCCATTTTTCACATAAGCCGTCAAATTAAACATCTTAAATAATCCGGTAAGTAAATCAATTACTTTCATTTCCGGTATTTGTTCGGTTATGTTAAATTCATAATCAGCAAGTTCAGTTGAAAAATTAGTTGAAGTATAAATATCTTGCCAATTAACGCTTGAATCTATTCCGTTTATCTCCCATCTAACACTTGAAAAAGTCATGTTTGTAGCAGTACTTCCTGTTTGCTTTATTGCAACCGTATACGCTCCGGGTTGTAGTATGCCAAATTCAGCTTGTCCTAAAGTTACATTTCCTCCATTTATTAATTCAGAAGTAAAAAACACCGATCCGTTTCTAGAAATTACAACTTGATATTCTTCTGTTGTTGTGCTTAATAAATAAAGATAGTTGGTGTTAATTACTCTGTATTGGGTGAGGATAGATAGTGTGTCACCATCTGCATTCATCCCTGTGTTTGGTGTTCCCGAAGTAAGAGTAAAACCAGTTACTTGTGATAAAAATTCTTCTACTTGTGTGGCAGGTTGAACACTTCCTTTTTTTCTGTGCAACCACATGAAAAGGTTGTAGTAATTTTGATTTGAATCATTAAAAAAATCATCTGAAAAAACAATATTTGAAGGGAATCCATTTGCTATTGTATAGTGCGATTCAATAGATTGAATAATAGTATCTAATCTGATTGCAAATTTTAAATCACTCCATTCAACACCTTGCAAAGGCTTTGCTACATCAAAGCATAAATTACCATCTCCGGCTGCACTAGAAGAATTATTATAATATAATCTTTTAGTATGCGTAATTAATGGGGCAATTATGTTTGTTGTTGTTGGATCAACTTGTAATTTAGCTTCAATTGTGTCAGGTTCATAAATTAAATTCTCAGAAGATAAGGTTGATATATTAGAAAGCAAATCTTCCCCTAGAATGTCTTTTAAGTTGATCGTTTCACCAAAGAATGTGATCCTATAAGCATAGGGTTTATTGTTCTTTAAATCCACTCCATTTAAAGCTATAAAGCCATTCTTCCAAGGGATATAGTTTAATTCAATAGAACCTGCTGATTTAATTCTTGCATCATATCCACCAACTATATTGTAATTGTAATAATGAGTGAAAATTTTTGAATTATTAGGTGATGCCGGGATTGTAAAACTTTGGGAAAATTCTGTAAATATTCTAGAAATGTCCTTTATGTTTTGGATGGATTGTGTGATTGAAATTGTTTCATCCTTGAAAAGTTCTAACCGTTCACCCCCTATGTATATTTGAACTTTCTGCATTATCTAACATTATTTATATAGTCAAATGCCATGTCAAATTCCATGACATAATTTATTAGCCTATCGTTTAAGCTAGTTTTATATGTGAATGAACTTGTATTAATAATAACAGGTACTACTTGTTCAGTTGATGGATCGTATGGATCGGGTTGTGTTAACCATACCGATTTGCTTAATAATAACTGTTCAAAAAATGGATTAGCACCTTCGGGATAATATCCGCTACTTAAAACAATCCTTTGATTTGCTGATTTATTAAATACTTGTTTTGTTGGTGCGTTTACTGAATAGGTAGCTGATCCGCTACTTGTGCTTATTGTGTTTGAACTGTAAGTTTCTTTTGTTGAAGTAGTTGATTTAACGCTTTTAAGAAAAAACCACAAATCTTGTAATACTCCAAATTTATTTAAAAATGTAATCTTGTTTCCGTTTCCGAATTTTGTACAATCAACCCTAATAATGTTTACCAATACCGGGCCGGATGGGGTAGATAAAGAAATGGTTTGTGGATTAGTAGTGTTAAAACCTGTATAAGATAAAACATTATTTGTTGAAACTGGGACGACACCGGAAACCCCCAAAGGCGCATAAAAATAATATCCATTTTTAATTACATCTTTTTGAATTAACCATTCATAAGTGCTTAAAGTTGGATTTACACCTTCCATGAAAGTTCCATAACCATCAACCCCAACATTGTCTGTTATAGAAAATACTTGAGCATTACCTGTTCCGTTTTGACCTGTATATTGTTTGAACTGACTGCCTGCCGTAGATACACTTGCTGCGGTATAACTACCATTAAATGTTTGAATAATATAATCTTTTACTAATTCTCCAATTTCAAAAGTGACTACTGTTGCTTGGGTGGCATTTTTTATAATAGTATATTTTAAAACACCCCCCACATAAAGTTCTAAGGCTACACTATTTTTGCCAGTACCCATTGTGGTACTTTCGAATCTTGGAGAGCCTACTAATATATTTGCCATAATTATTTCTTTGTGCCTAACACTATTGCCTTTTCAATGTCTAATTTAAATGCCTTTACTATTTCTAACGGCAATCTTCTGAATGCTTGATAGAATGGTTTGGTAAAAAACAAACTTGGTTTAGTTCCTTTGTTGTAAATACTTCGGGCAATTAAAAATGTCATTGATTTGTATGAAAGAAATTTACCTGTCTTTTTATCCTTCCATTGTTTAATGGGTTTTTGTTTAATCCATTTACTGATTCCTTTTGTCAATCCTCCTTTTTTGCCAGTCCCACTTCCAAACTTAAAAGGTGATGTTCTATTATTTGAACTACTACCTGCACCCCTTACACCTTGATCTACAAAATCACCATAATCTTCTTGTAAAAATTCAAGTAAAAAGTTTGCGCTTTCTTCTGTCAATTCGTATTTCAAAGAATTATACAAATCACTTGTAGAATTTTTACCTTGTTTTGTCAAGTTTGATCTTGATTGTTGAATAACGTATTTGCCAAATGCATTTAAAGCCTTATTAAGTTCTGCGTAATTCATCAGCAAATAAAAATGTCATTATAGATAATAATATTAAAAGTAGCGGTAACACCTGCTAATTCATTTTCAAAGCGTTCTGTAAAAAATTCAAATGTAGCATCACCTTGCACTTGATACATATCTTGGAATAAAGTCCCCCCACGCATTAGTTGAATTAGCTTGTTGCTTACAGACATTTGTGTATTTAGAATATCTTGTGTGTTGTCATTGCCTCTGAATAAATCTGTGGTTGGTTCTTTGCTTTGATCAACAATATCCATTGAAAGGATGCTAATATTAAAGGTGTATAAACCACTTCCATTGTCATCACTTTGTGTCACACTGTTAATTAATATATGTGACAAGGGGAAAATATCCTGCTTTTCAAGATTAATTTTTGATATATCACCGGTGGTAACGGTTTTACAATTCACATCTAAAAGCAGTTGATCTTCTAGTGTCTTGGTTACTTGATAAAAACCCCTTATTCCTTGGCTCATCTTCTTTGTTTATTTTTTATTTGTTGTGCTTCTGCTTCGTTCTTTTCTTTCATAAATGTCAACATTGTTAAACACTTATTTAATTCAAGGGAAGTGATACTTTCAAATCGTTCAATATTTCCTTGAGCGAGTGCAAAGATGCTTGAATACCACCCCCATTTTTTTCCAAATCCTGCTGCAATTGTGGTTGTTTCTCCAGTTCCTCCTGCAAATAATTGTTCGTAACCTTCAATAATTCCAAGCCTAAACTTTGAAAAAAAAAAATAGAACTAAGAACTGCATTTAGTTTTATTTGCTTCATTATATCCTTTGTATCAATATCATATTCCGCAATAGAATACTTTCCTGATTTTTTATTTACAATGGGTCTGTATAAAACATTCATTGCCCTATGTAAATCTTGTTCTGATGGAAGAAAAGAATCTAAATCAACGTATTCACCAAAAGAAATTTCTTCTAGATTTGGGATAAATCCATATTCAACCCCATCCATTTTAAAAGTAGTTACAAGTTTTGGCTTTTCTTCAAAGGTTTTTGTGAGAACTTCAATGATTTTTTCAACATCTGAAAACTTGATGTTCCTTGCATCCTTGTAATCCACATTACAGAATATTTCAATCATTTTTAACTGTAAAACATAATCATCATCCTTGTTAATTTCTTGAACTTTCAAGAATCTTTGATATTGTTCTAGGGTAATTTCCGATAAGTTCGGCACAGTTACACTTGCTTTCATAAATATATAACGCAAAATAGAAGGGATTTTTAAACACAAAAAAAGGGTAGCCATTTTTGACTACCCCATAACTAACCAACTAAACAAATATTTTAAATATCTATTAACTTCTCTGCGTTGTCAAATCTACGCTCTGCCTGTTGCGCCCTCATGCACCACTTGTTCCTTTCTAATTTGTACTCTTCAACTATCTTATCCTTTGCTTGTGCATCGTGCTTTAAACGTGCCACATAAAAAGTCATCTCTTGAAGAGCAGTCATTACTGATGTTATTTCTTCATTGTTGGGTTTGATCTTATGCCATCCCCTAAGAATACTAGAACAAAGGTGTGCATTATTCCAATATTCAGCATCGTGTGTATTTTGTATTTTATCCATGTGGGTGTATCTTAACTTCTAAAACTGGGACTATTATTTTTTCAAGTTGATGATTTGTGATACAATCCTCATCGTTAAAGTAAGCACAACAATCATCAATTTCAAAAAAATATCTGTATGTTCCCGGTTCTTGATGATCATACGTTTCGTACGGTTCACTAAGCGTTTCACGAATACACAACACACTAGCAAATATTTCAAGATCATGCACAAACCAATTTACTTCTTGCCTGTGCACTTCTGAATCCATCATATCTATATAGGCTATATCTATATCATGAATAATTTCTTTCAGTTCTATATCTGTAAATAAAGGTTTCATTGTTTCCATTTTATCTGTGGTTAAATATATAAAATTAAATTTAAAAAAAAGGGGGAATTACCCCCCTATTAAATTATACACTATAAACTTCTGATCCTTTTCTGTAAGTAATTTTTGGCTGCTTACATACATTGGTAATATCATCGTATTGATGACACAAGTCAAAACCGAATTTAGCAATTTCCTTGCCTCTACGAGTATTGCTTTTTATGAAGTCCATACCCTTCCTTTTTGTACATCTAAAATCACCTTTAGTGTAGTGATCAGAAACAGTAAATTCTAAATGCATATCACCCATCTTTTCTTTATAGGTTTCTAACTTGGTTATTAAATCTGAAATTCTCATATCTATTTTTGTTTGTTTAATTGTTAATCTTATATGCAAGATACACAAATAAACTTATAAAACAAAAAGTTCACTAACTAATCATATATGTTCCCCTATTTGGGTTCTGTAGTTGATAGGTTACTGCATACCTAAGTCCATCAAGAAGGTGATTGAATTTATCTTGTGGTGTTTTTGATTTACGTTCTAACCAACAATAATTATTTAGTTCTTTTATTAGATTAACCGAATCTTCAGATACAATTAAATCATAATCTTGAATCAAGGATATACCATAAGTAATAGAACCCTGTCCCTTAATTGCTGATATAATATTACTACCCTTGGATTTTAGTTCATTTATTAATCTAGGTTCTGCACTATCCCCTATTATCAAGGCATTTCCTGCGTGTTTTAAGTTAAGTTCTCCAATCTGTGATGTGGTTAGATGTTTGATGTAAAAACATTCCCTTAGATAGATGATTTTATTTGTTGTGTCAATGTTCGTTTCAATTAACGTAGATTCATCTGAGGCAAAACCATAGTCTTGTCCAAACACTGAAACACCTACCTTTTTAAATTCACCTATCTTCCAGTTGTCAAATATTACACCTTCAGCTTTATCCAACCAACCCCCAAGAATTTGATGCTTGTATTTGTTTGGACGCCTTACTTTAATGTTATCTATTTGGGACAGGTAACTTTTTGAAAGGTTTTGAATGTTGTCAAGGTAAGTTGTATGAATGTATGTCACATCATCTTTACTAGTATTCAAACTTTCTTGCATTCCTTTATCTTGAAAGAATCTTTGATAAATCCAATGCTCCTTTGTCGTTGGGTTTAATATTAAGATAATCCGGTTGGTTTGGCTTTGTGATCTGACAGATAAATCTATTTTGTCAAATGTGTCTTCACTTGTTAGTTCTTCAGCCTCATCCAAGACAAAGGTAGTAACCCCTTGCAATGATTTTAGATTTGCAGTTTGATCACCCGATGATGTTTTAATTCCTTTGAAGATAATCTTGCTGCCGGATATTTTATTTTGAATTTCATCCTTTGTGATTTGGAAGTGATCAAAGATATTTAGCAGTTCTAGCTTTTCTATAAATTCCGGAATGATAGAAACATAAGCAGATGTTAAGGTGTACCTACTAAACAAGATCACATGCCCTTTCTCATAGGTTAAAAGGCACAACATCAAATTAATAGAAAAGGATTTACCACTACCCCTTCCACCTGTTACAATGAAATACCTAGAATCAGCCTTTGATATTGGTGAATACTTCGGGTTTACCTTAATCACTAAACTGAATCAAGTCCTTAAAATTCACATTTAACCCTTCACTTGCTGAAATATCAATCTTCTCTTTTGGCTTTCCATATCTGTAATTGAAGTATAATGTCAATGCTCTTGTGTCACCTTTCATACACATTTCCCCTAGTTTCATTACCACCTTGTCACTGTCAATTAATGCATCTAGTTTTTCGATTAGCTTTTCTTCATCAGCTTTCTTTGGTCTTCCTGCTCCTTCCCTTACCCCTCCATTTTGTTTTCGTCCATCCATGATTTATTTTTGTTTATTCAATTTATATAACGTCATTAAAACATTCTTATTTGTCGCTTATGATTATTAATTCTTTCCATCGCTTTTTCATAATATTCTGTGTCAAGTTCACAAGCAGTTAAATCATATTTTAAGTTATGACAAGCAATAGCAATTGATCCACTTCCTAAATGAGTGTCTAATATTGTGTCTCCTTCTTTTGCGTAATTCATTAAAAGCCATTCATAAAGTTTCACTGGTTTTTGTGTTGGGTGTATTCTTAATTCTTTATTTTTCATGTCGTGCTGAATCATACCGTTCCATATTATTTCACAAACATTTACGCTTTTTGTCATAGATAAATAAGCAAGTTCCGCCCTTCCAAATGCAGTCCCTTTTTTATCCCAACACAACCTTCCACCACTCAAATCAAAGTTTTTATAAAAATTTACACCCCAAATAATTTGATTCTTGCTAACCCTTTTTAATTCTTTAAAGTATTTAATTGATGGTGATACATTTTTAAAAACATTGTAATTAGTTCTTTTTGTTGCTTGTTTATTTTTAGAAAGATTATCTTTTAAACCTATGGCATCATTGCTTCCATAAGGAGGATCAACAATAGCCAAGTCAAAATGATTGTCTTTATACCTAACCATTAAATCCATGTTGTCTTCATTGGTAATCATCCAACTTCTGTGTTTTCTACAATAAAATCCTTTGTTCTTCTGATCATATAATTTTGATCTTTCTTTGTTTTAAAAGTCCTAGGTATCTGAACCCATATTTTTGTGGGATCATCTTCTGTGAATAAATTCCTTAACGATTTTTTTATTGAACTAATTAACTTTTTCATATTGTTTGATTCTTTTTCTAAGGTTTTTCACTTTATTTTCTAGCATGTGAATTTTATCTAGTGTGTCAAGGTCTACCGGTGTAAAGTTAAACTGTTTTTCTAATTCCTCTAGTTTGGGATTTTCATCCTTGTAAATGTCATAGTAATGATGTGAGTGGATTACAGTTGCGTGTGTTATACTCTTTTCATTTGCTTTAAAAAACAGTGCTATGTTCATCCACCTTAAATTCATCTTTTCCCTTAGTAGGTAAATTAAAAGTGATCTGTAATGAATTACTTCTTTTTTCCTACTATCTGCAAAAACATTCACTCCTGTTTTCTTTACTATTCTGTCGCTTATTTCTTGTGCCGTCATTTTAAATATCTTTTTACTTCAGTCCAAAATTCTATTTGATAAGTGTAAGGTAACCCCCACTTAAATAATTCATCTATAAGGATTAAACTAGCCTTCTTAGAGGCATCTTCATCTATGCCGCATTCGCTAATGTGTCTACTTATTAGTTGCTGCGCTTTATCACTTGCATTTTTTTCTTTATCTGTCATTTGGTTTGTGTAAATTTATAAAGTTTCCAATTATTAAAATTAATGCACTTGCTATAAGTATTAACAAAGTGCCTACTATTTTTTTAGCCTTCTGCATTTTTTATTTGTTTAATTAAACCATTTATTTCCTTTTCTAATCTTTTTAATCCTCTAGTCATTCCAACTATTGTCAATTGGTCAATGCTTGGATCAAGGATTGCTTTTCTTCTTTCATTTCTTGTTTTTATCTTTTCGCTTAATTGTTCTTTTAAGTTCATTCTGTTCTAAGTTTTAAAAGGTTGTAGCACTCTATGTATTTCTCCCTTGCTTTGCTCTTGTAACGTTCTTTAAAAAGAAGGTATAACATTTTAGTGAATTGGTATTTTGTGTCACAGTCCTTGTAATATTTCTGTGCAAACTTGATGCCTTTACCTTTGAAGTAGTTCACATTATCCGCAGTATCTCCTACTATCATTTGAGTGTAAAAGTTAAGCAATGAATCAAATTTAGACAAATCTAAAATTTCTTTACGGTTGTATCTGTAAATCAATGCCGGGAATTGAAGATAGTCTTTATCTATACTAACAATCATTACGTTTTCCCTGCCAAACTTAGTGCTTAATTCCTTCCAATAGGTAGCAACTATATCATCCGTTTCAATTCCATAACCATAAATGCCATCATACGTTTCTTGAACGTAGTTATGCATTTCTTTAAGCATTGGTGGCTTCTTTTGTCCTATCCTATTTGCTTTGTAAGTGGGTGTAATTAGCTTTCTAAAGTTGCCTTTGCTATTATTAAAGGTTAACACTTCTTTTACTTCGTACCTATCAGATAGATCATTTACTATCTTCATAAATGATTCATCAAATTTGTGAATAACATCATCTAAATTTGTGTAGAATGTGTCAACATCTTCTCTTGGTCGGTAGCAACTTGCAAAAACCAAACTATCAGCATCTACAAGTAATATCATTCTTCGACTACTTTACAGTTTTCTTGACAAGCATCACATCTTTCTGAATGCTCTATAACTTTTGCACCGCAGCAGTTACTTATTCCTTCTTCATAATTTAAAAATTCATTTGTATAATCCATATCTGTTTCTTAAATGTAAATAATCTAGCCAATATTCAAACCATCGGCTATATTCTGTGTGGTTATTTGTGGCTTTTTTGGCTTTAAGGTATTTCTTATAAGCTTGATTTACTTCCAAATTTTGAAAATCGTTTGCGGTAGTCCATTCGTATGACATTGCTTAAAAGTTTAGTAGGATAACATTCTTTACAAACAATCCAATCCGGCAATAATTGCATATCATCAGAAGATGCTGCATAATTTCCACAAGTTGGACATTCAATAACATATAAGTTATCAATCTTTTTTCGTTCCCTTAGTAGTTTTGATCTGCTCATTTTCTATGATTTTATTTGCATCCTTTACTAATTCATCAACATCTTTCATAACGTCTCCAAAAATGTGTTCTATAAAATTATCCATATCTGTTTTGTTTAATAAGTAACGAAGATATACACAAAAAGTTTAATAAACTATTCTTCTTTCTTTTTCTTTCTAGGTTTCTTTTTTGACTGCTCCCACACCTTATTTAAATCAGCTATTAATTGGTTTATTCTTTTGGGTGCGCACTTACAAGGTTCTTCAAGTTTGTGTTCAAAATAGTGTGCATGAAATTCACAGATCATGGTATATTCATCGTGACTAATTACAGATTTATTAACCGATCTAAAACCATCCCAAACAATTAAATCTTCTTTTTTAAATTTTACCATCTTTTAATTCCGTTTACCTTATTTAATTTTTCTCTTCTTTCATCACATCCGCAATCTTTCCCGGTGTATTTACTGTACCAATCTACCAAGGCTTTTATCCCTGTGTATTTGGTTATGTAATAAATTAAATCCCCTAATTTCATTTCTTTAAATTTTCTCGTTTTGTGTAAAAAGCATTTGTATATTTAAATAGCCTACAATCCCATTTGCTTACATCATCATAATCAACAAAATAAAATTCACAATTCGTTTCATCAAGAATGTAAATAATCCAATACATTTCAATTATCCCTAATCCTTTTTTATGGGCTTCATCATTAATTAAAATGTGTGCTTTTTCAAAATGTAAAGTAGATTTAACATCTATTTTTTTATTCTTAAAAACAAAGTCAGCATTTTTAACAGGATATAATTCTAAAAGGTTTGCCATTGTAAATTCAATGTTTTTATTCGTTAAATAATCCATTGCAATTAATTCACCCAACACCCCTATTTTATCTATATGTTCCCTCTTTGATCCCCTTTCATGTTTTGGATTGTTTATCATTATTTTTTCATCCATCACAGTTCTTGCATGTCCTAACTGCTCAGCTATTTTCCAAAAAGATTTAGGATATTTGTAATTCATAACAAATGTTTTAGTTTATTTTTAACTTTCTTATACGTGTTGTAGAGTGAATAGTAAGAAATATTTGTTTGCCTCGACAGTTCAGAAATAGATTTACCATTATCTATTATTTCGTATACTTTTCGATCATACCAAAACAAGGTGTTTATTTCTTCAGTCACTGCTTCATACGCATCTTCATAATTAATATCTAATTCACAATTTTCAATTTCTCCTAGTTCAACTATTTTAACTTTTGATTCTTTTCTTTTTAAGTCTAAAAAAAGCGATCTAAGCACTTTAAAAATGTAGTAGTAGTTTATATCATCTTCATTATATTGAATGTCTGTACCTTTCTCTAATCGTTTCTGAACCTTAAAATACATTTCTTGAACAATGTCTTGTGATGTGTCACGATTACACCCAAAAGATTTGACAATATCAATCCATTGAGTGTTCTTTTCAAATATTTTTTCAAGCGCCTTGGAGGGGATCATAAAGATTTTCTATTATTTCGGGGTAACCAAAGGTATTAATTTTAAATGACAAGTTTTCAAAAGGGAAACCCCGGCTTCTTTTACAGGTTACAATTGTTTGATCTGAATGTACTGTGTTTTTTTCAAGTGATATTTGGGTTTCTGCTTTCTTTTCCAAAAATGATCCTAAATGCCCTGTTGGTTTGTCTGTTCCAAAATTGCTATGAATCACCGTAATAATGTGACATTTAAAATCAGTACTCCACTTCATTAATTTTTGAACACAATCATTACTTTGTTCTATATTATTTGCATCACTTACTAAATCGGCTATTCCATCTATTACACAAATTCCTATTTTTTTGTGTTTCATAAAGCAATATTCAATAAATTCCATCCTTTGAGAATAATTAAGCGTACGCAAAGCGAACGTATGGTAACCGTCTGATGTAGCACACATATCAATTACCCTTTTAAAAGTCCTTGCACTGTGCCAGTGTCCTTGTTCTGTATCAAAGTGTAAAACTTGCTCATTATTTCTATGGCTTTTTATTTTACCTACAAAGTTATTATGTCTTAAATAAGCTGAAACTAGCAAACTTACAAAGTAACTTTTACGGCTTTTTGGGGGTGCTTGTATAAATGAGAAGTTCCCATAAGTTCCAATAGGAATATCAACTACTTCATTCCCCTTTTTAGTGCTAATAACTTTAGTGCCTATTGATAAGGCAATTGGTGGATATTCTATTTCTTTTGTGTTGTCAATTTTACAAAAGGTTTCAGCCAATTGTAATTCTATATCTGTCATGTGGTGTAATTTATGTAAAAAAAAGGGGGAACTTAATCCCCCTTAAATTAAAACGGTAATCCGCTATCTTCTTGCTTATCGTATGGAGAACTATTTAAATTTTTAGCAAGTTCATCCTTATCTGCAATCTTAATAGTTCCGTCTGTCCAAAAGATTTTCCCATTTCCTATGTATTGCTTTGCCTTTTTGGCTTCTCGTTCTTCCTTTGTTTGAGGAATCATTGCTGATACATTGTTTCCGTATCTTGTGTCATCATTTATTGAAAATGTTATGTCACAATACACCGCCCCATCTTTACCTTTTACAAATTTTTCCTTGGGTAATTTGTCTACCCTTATGTTTAAACTTCCTAGTGATCCCATATTATTTATTTATTTGTTCTAGTTCTAAAATTAATTCATCATTTATTGTGTACTTCTTTTTCACATCATCAATGGTAAATCCATTACTCATTGCGTCTGATACTTTTTTGTAATTTGGTGTATTCTTTAGCAAAATAGGCTTTTGGGTTTTGTCATGTTTATTGATCGCATCAGAATCTTGTGTGTCATCAATCAAAAACAAATTGCCTAGTGAATACTTTTTACCGTATGAACTTGCTGATCCAAACCTTTGTGGCATTTGCATACCTTTTTGATCTGTATCAACACCTACAATGGCAGTTGCTTTTATTTTCTGTACTCCATCTGATATTATAGCCGTAGATTTAATTACATGACTACCTAGATACTTTTCTTTAATTCTGATAGTAACATCATGTTTTAAAAGATAAGGCTTTAAAGCCTCTAAAATATCTTCTGCACTTCTAAAATTGTATTTGCCAAATGCATTAAATCTACTTTTCTTCGATTTAAATAATGCTTGAATTTCCGATAACTTGTGGTTTAGTGATATATCCATTTTTCTGTTTTAAAATTTAACCTGTTCGGGATTTTCCCTAGATTGAAGTAGTGCTTGTAGCATTTCAATCTTATTTTCCAACTTGTAAATAACTAGTTGAAATTCTTGAATCTGCACCTTGTGCTGATACTTTAAGTCTTCTATGTTTACTATTTGTTGCATAGTTTTTTTAACAAATATAAACATTTTATTTTAAAAATATATTTATTCTTTTTTCTTAATCTTGTACGCTTTTTGATCGTATCGTCTTTGCCTTGATTTAATCCAGTCCTTTATATTTGTTGAAAATGCAAATGAAA